TAGAAAGAAATGGAAATGTAGCGGATCTAAATCCGTTGGGGAATAAATAAATGAAATTTAAATTAAAAATAGAAAAATCTTCCTATCCGCTAGGGGAGGGAGACGATGCCGAAGAAGTAGCAAAGGTTATAATTGTTTCTCCTGATAAAGAGGTTTTACTTCTTAGGCGCGCAGATCATATGATTTGGGAACCTAACAAATGGGATTTACCCGGCGGTCATCGTAAAGAAAATGAAGAGATTAAAGACGCTGCAAGACGAGAAGTAAAAGAGGAATTAGGTATCGACATTGAAGATTTAAGTAAAGTAGATGAGTTTGATAAAATCACATTATATCGAACAAGCAAAGAAAAAGAAGAAGATTATAAACTTGATGATGAAAACCAAGAAGCAAAGTGGATAAATATTTCTGCTTTAAATAATATTGAATTGGTACCGAAAATAGAAAAATACATTAGAAAGGTTTTGGTTTAGATGAAAAACCTAGTTGAGAACTTTAAACATTTTTTAACAGAAGAAAAAAGCGTATATACTGCTGAGTTTCTTGTGATTGCAGAGCCTGGGACGCGTCTTTATGGCAAAGTTTTTGAGGCTATTCGCGGTGTCGAAGGTGTAACTGTTATTCGCTCCACCGAAGCTCTTGAAAGAGATGACAAAAACAATAAAATAATGAAGTTATCAGTTCGTTTTTATGTAAATCCTGCTGATGCCATTCCTTATCTTGAAAAACTAAAAAATGTTATTCGCGGTCTCAGAGATAAAGATGGCGGTCGCATATTATCAGTTTCTATTCGAAAACTGCCCGAAAGAATGGACGATCTATTTAAATAAATAAAAATATCATTTGTCTTTTTGTTATACTAACGCTATAGTTATACAATAGAGGGGATAAGCGTGAACAATCTGAGAATGGTGCTAATTCAAATATTTATAATATTATTTAGTATATTCTCCATTATCTCTTGCGCTAACCATACAGAAGAAAGTTCTGTAGCTGGTAACGATATAATAGATGTTGGACCAGAAATACAAGAAGACAAAGACACCGCAATAGAAATAAAAGAGGATACTTACTCAATCTGGACAGATCCTTGTGTCGAATGTGCGTGGTATTTTTGTGGTAACTTGGACGCCGTTTGGCAGAAACAAATTTGTATTAACAACTGTGATGCCCCACCTACAGTTGTGTATGAAAGTATATGCGAAGAACATTTAGAGTGTAATCCTACACAATTTATCTTAGAATCTAATATTCCATGTATTACCGGAGAAGGATATCCCGGTTTTAAGGAAAAGCTTTGCAACAAAGGACAAATTCAATATACAGACTGTATATCAACCTGTACAGAGGAGATCTGTGACTATATCGATAACGATTGCGATGGTGACATAGACGAAGGTATTAAGAACGCTTGTGGGGGCTGTGGAGACGTCCCTGAAGAGATCTGTGACTATATCGATAACGATTGCGACGGGCAAACTGATGAAGGACAACTAAATGCATGTGGCGAGTGTGGACCTCTTAATGAAGAAATATGTGATAACATCGATAATGATTGCAATGGTTTAACTGATGAAGATTTAGTAGGTGAATGTTCCACAATATGTGAAGCAAATTTACAATATTGCGTAGAGGGTCAATGGATCTGTACAGCCAAGCAACCTAAGCCAGAAGTTTGCAATGGTTTAGATGATGATTGTGACGGGCTAGCAGATGAAGGACTGAATTGTCTTTGTACAGTAAATGATATTGGCGCGTTGATGCCATGTAAGGAGAGCCCATTAGTTTGCGGAGAAGGGTATAAGGTATGTGAATGTGCAGATGAAGCATGCTCAGAACTTCAACTAAGTGAATGTTTAGCAGTCTGTCATTGGATCCCGGCGACAATACCAGCTGGTTCGACTTGTGATAAGTATCTCGGAGAAATCATACCAGAAGAATGCAACAACCATGATGACAACTGCAATGATCAAATAGATGAAGGTTTGGTTGCTGGTTGTTATAGTGGGGCGCCAGAAACAATGTTAGTTGGTATATGTTTGCCGGGAGAAATGACGTGTCTTGAAGGTTCTTGGGGCAACTATGACGATAATAATGTTTTTATTAAAAAACTTTGCTTGGGAGAGGTTACACCGCAGCCCGAAGACATATGCAATGGCACAGATACAAATTGTGATGGAAAAATAGATAAAGATAAAGAATTAGAGCCAACAGATATTCTTTTTATTGTGGATTTGTCTGGCTCTATGAAAGAAGAAATCAATGCCGTTACATTGGCATTAAACCATTTTGCTGTTCACTATAACGACTCTGATATCATTAAATGGGGTTTAGTATTTACTGCATCGTATACTGATGGCGGCGACCAAGTTGTTTTAGCTACAGATTTGGTAGACTTAGAATTATTTATGATCATCTTTCAAAGCATGGGCTTTTCACCTTTTGGCGGCGAAGAGCAAAATTATGATGCTATTTATATGGCAATCCATAATTTAGTGGGAGCTTCTTCGCTGCCCTACGAGCTTGTAGATTTAACATGGGTTAGTCCATGGGGATGGGGAGATACCCCAGCTGAATCGGATCCGCCAAAAGATACTTGGAACATAAGTTGGCGTGACGATGCAAAACATGTTATTATCCTTTTCTCAGATGAGGAGGGGCAAACATATTTAGAACCAAGTATCACAGAAGATATCTTGGTTAATATGATCAATGCAGCAGATGAATTGGCAGTTTATGCCTTTACTCTAGCTTGGATGATAGATTCGGGAGCTTCTGATAATTACGTAGCGTTAACTGAAGCTGGTATGAAGGGCAAAGCCTATCCTCTTACAATGAAAGCGATAGAAATGTATAACAACCTTCTTGAAATCCTTGATGAAACCGCGTGCGGTGGTGAATGATGGGCATACTGATTTGTTATTTCGGATATGCAAAAGCTTTTTTGATTATTAGCATTGTTTGCTTAATTTCATTATATTTGTATAGTAAAATTGTATCCTAACCGGAGGTTTTTATGCTAGCAGATATTGTTGTTGATCTTCAATACGGAGATTGTGGTAAAGGTAAGGTAACACATCACTTATGTAAAAATGAAGATTACACCCATGTAATTCGCTACAACGGTGGGTGTAATGCGGGACATACCATTTATCACAATGGGACTAAGTATATCACTCATCATATTCCAGCAGGTGTTTTTTTTGGTATTAAATGCATTATTGGTCCTGGTTGCGTTGTTAATCCTGAACAATTCTTTAAAGAACTACAAGAGCTTAATGAAGGAGGAATCAATACCAAAGGATTGATATATATCGCTAAAAACGCGCATATTATCACGAATGAGCATTTGGAAGAGGACGCAAAAGACACCGCGATTGGCACCACCAAAAGAGGAAACGGACCAGCATACCGAGATAAATTTGCGCGAGATGGGATAAGAGCGGAAGATATTCCAGAATTGGCGCCTTATATCATCGATATATTTGAAGAGCTTCATGAAAAATATACTAATCCTAGGATTTTATTTGAGGGCGCGCAGGGATTTGGCTTAGATATTGATTGGGGCGATTATCCTTATGTCACTTCCTCTAACTGTATTTCTGCAGCTGCTATTATGAATGGCGTCCCACCGCAGGCTATTAGAAATATATGGGGAGTGGCTAAAATATACGAAACTTACGTTGGAACCAAAGAGTTTCAGCCAAAAGGTGAAGTATTCAAGCAAATTCAGGAAGTTGGTCAAGAGTATGGAGCAACAACAGGTAGAAAACGTCAAGTTAATTGGATGAATTTAAATTTTCTTAAAAAAGCAGCTGCTATTAACGGAATTACACATCTAGTGTTTAACAAAGTGGATGTATTAGAGAATATCGAGCAGGCTGCTTTGTATCATAATGGAATATTAAAACGTTTTGACACTGTAGAGGATATGTGTAATGTATTAACAGAGCATATGTATCTTTCAACACTTAATTCAAGCAATAGCTATGTTGAAGAAATCTTCTTTTCTAGAACTCCTTATAAGATTTGATACTATTTATGATTATATGGAAAATATCAAGACTTATGCTAATAATTTAATCGAATTCTTTCACCAAAGATATAAATTACAAAACAAGCCGCAGCTGTCATTTCAAGATAATGCAGAAAATAGTCAAAAGCCGCTTGGAAAAACAGCTTATTACGATCCTGCCGCGCAGTCGATAACTATTTATACCACAGGACGCCATACTAAGGATTGTTTACGCTCTTTAGCTCACGAACTAGTGCATCATATGCAAAATGAACGTGGAGACTTACAAGATACAGCGCCAACGACCCCTGGCTACGCACAAAAAGACGATCATATGCGAGAAATGGAGCGTGAAGCTTACGAAAAAGGCAATATGTGCTTCAGAGATTGGGAAGATGGACTAAAACAACTTCAAGAAACTAATTATTTAACCAAAAAGCAAAAAGGAGATGCTAAAATGGCTTACAAAGAATGGAGAAACGGCGAACTTAACGATATGTTAATGGAAAAATGGGGTTTTAAGCCCAAAAAGGGTTCAATTCTGAACGAAGGAATGGGTAGCTATAACTTGGCAAATACAGATTATAACACCGGGCAGCTAGAAGAAGCACCAGAAGACCTTGAAGAAGAGGAATTAGGTGAAGAACTCGAAGTGAATCCGTTGTCTACAGCTTCTAAACAGGCAGTTTTAGACGAAAAAGAGGATCTTGAGGAGCAAAAGCTTCGTAAATCAATCAAAAACATCATTAAAGAGTTAATGTAGTGAAAATTGACCTTAATAATTTAACAAGAAAGTTCTTATTAGGTGAAACAAAGCAAAGACCCTCAGTGCGCGCATATGTTGAGTCCATTGTGCGTATTATAGATGAAGTGCGTCCTAAGTCACAACGTGAAAACAGACAATTTAGCGTTGCAAGGCAACATCTCCAAGAAATTAAGCGTTTAAACAGACAATTGGTGGAAAAAATAACACTTTTAGAAGAACAAGTCAAGATATTAGAAGAAGGAAAATAAAATGGGCGGTGTAGCGGGTCATTTAGCACATTTATACGACAATCGTAACCTAACTTACAACAAAATGGCGGAAATTCTCCAAAAAGCAGCCAATGGTGAGCTTATTGGGACGGAAAAGACCGATGGATACAACATCTATCTCGGTTTTGTTGATGGTAGAGCACGTGCAGCACGCAACAAAGGTGACATGTCTCGTGGTGGCATGACTATGGAAGACCTCGTTAACCGTGAGTTTAGGGGCGGCGAGAAGTCCAAAAAAGCCTACACTACAGCGTTTGCAGCCTATGAGAAGGCAGTCAATAGCCTTTCAGACGAAGAAAAAGCGCAAATATTCGGTCCAGCTGGCGAAATCTTCTATAATACCGAGATACAAGGTCCCATTGCCCCCAATGTCGTCAATTATGACGAAAACATCCTTAGCATTCATTATATGGGGCATAAAAAGTATAATAAGGACGCCAATACTCTAGAGCTTGTCGACAACGAAGAGCAATCTAAATATTTAGACAGTGTTGTTGATAGATTTGAGCAAGCAACAGCAAATGAACCTTTTAGCGTACGAAGAACAGCCTTTTTAGACCTTAATCGCATCACGGATGAACAATTAATCAATAATGTATTAGATAAAATACAAGCAACCGGTTATAGTGGTAGCATGACTATCAACGATTATTTAGAAAGTAAGCTTTATCCAATGGTAGAAAAAGACTTGCCTCGATTAGATGAAAACAAAAGACAACTGCTAATTGATAGAATGTTAGGAAAGGCTGGGGCGCCCACGACGCCTCAAATCACTAAGGGCATGCCCAAAGAAGACAAACAAGTTATATCGCAGTATAATAAAAATTCAAAATTCATCATAAAAAAATTAATTGAGCCAATTGAGCTAGCTATTCATGATTTAGCAGTGGAACTGCTGCGGGGGCTAAAAAGCGCTTATATCCTAGACAACCGGAAAGAGGTGGATAGGCTTAAAGAAGAAACCGCTGGGGCTATTAAAGCCATTCAATCATATGAAGGCGAAGGTAAAGATGCGGCGCAGGACATTTTAGTCAAGCAACTCGCTAAGTTAAAGCATCATGATAACATTGATACCGTTGTGGAAGGCTTTGTCTTCCAACACGATGGGCAGATGTATAAGTTTACAGGAAACTTTGCCCCAATGAACCAACTTTTGGGTTTATTTAATTATGGGAGGGGCAAGGTTCCTAGTATGGTCAAAGAAGCGCTTCTAGGGCAAAACGAAGTCTATAATGATAAAGAAATAGTAGCTATTTTACCAGGCAAGTACAAGCCAGCGCATCGTGGACATCTAGACATGATTAGACACTATTTAGAACATGCTGATAGAGTGGTTGTGTTAATTAGCCCTAAAGAAAAAGATGGCATTACTGCTGATGTAGCTGAAAGGATCTTACAGATGTATGTTAACGATGCTGGGTTAACTAATGTCGACATTGAAATAGCCCAATATCCATCACCAGTACAGTCTGCCATAGAATATGGTAATAATCCAGAGATGAAAGGTACAAAAATAATAGTAGGCGCTAGCACTAAAGGTGGAGATGCAGTTGACCGGGCAAGATTTTTTAAAAACTTGATAAAATATGTTGTACAGGCTGAAGTGTTAAATCCACTTGATTATGCCTTCGAACCTGTAGGTGAGGTTCTACACGCAACAGATTTTATCAAGGCTCTGAAAAAAAATAAAGATATAGATCATTTCTTACCAGCAGGTTCTAAAGATAAAGCAGATATCATAGCTGATATGATAAAAGAAAAACTACAGGAGGGTACCCAGCATTTTCTGGGTATCTTTCGTGGGTTAGTAGAAGAAATATTAACAGAAACCAGCAAAGCAGGTAAAAAAAGAGTATCTAAAAAGATTCCTAAGCTTAAAGATGAAGGATATCCTCAAGAACAAGCCATAGCAATTGCTATGGAAGAGAGGGATAAACTAGAAGAAGAGGAAGAACTAGAAGAAACGACCGTCGCTGGTGCTGTTGCTGGTCCCGCTGGTCCCGCTGGTCCCGCTGGTCCTGTCGGTAAGCCACAAAGACGACAAAGAAAAACAACGAAAGAAGAAGTTAATGAAGCTTTAAACTATTTATTACAGAAACTTGGAGTGTAGTCTATGATCAATCGCGATGAATTTTTACTGGAAATAAATGAAGAAAAGCGCTTTCGAAAGGTTTTGCGCAAATTATTGGAAAGTTATTTAAAAGAGAAAAAAGAAACTCAACTTCTAGAAGAGAATCGCATGCGCAAGATCATTCGCGTTTTGATCAAAGAAAGTATGTCAGCTAAAGTGGCTGATGAGCAGCCGCAGCGTTCAACTGGAATAAACGTATTAGAGGACTTATTAAAGAACATTATAGGTATTGCAGAAGATGGTTATAAAGCATTGACTACATCTCCAGAACAAAGAACCTCATTTAGAGCGCACATACTTAATGCTGTTGATAATTCTTTAAAACCAGCTGAGCTAGCTATGTCTTCGCCAGCTTTAGAAGAAGATATAGAAGAGTTAGAAGAAGATCTAGAAGTTAACGTTGAAGATGAGGAAAAGTTTATTCCAGTGAGAGATAGTGATAAGGAACCTGATCCCGAGGAAGTAGAAGAGCCAGATACGTTTGAGCCTATTTCGGGTATGAATGTAACCGGCAGAAATTTTGCATCTGTTACTTTTAATAAAGTTGAAAATCAGATTTTAGATTCTTATGAAAGCTTAGGTGATCCAGAAGATCGATCTATATTTGAAGATTATTTATTAACTAACCTTAAACTTTATTTTGATAGATTTGAAGAGGAATTACAACCTACTGTTCCTGAACCAGAATCACCGGGCTATCAAAAAGAACCTAAACTTTAAATTAATATAAAACTTATAGTAAGATTATATCACACATATCATCAAAGTTTAAGTTATGACCTGGAAATCGAAAAAGAAAAGAAAACCAACCAAATTAGATCAATATAGTATTATTAATAAATTCAAGGCTGAAGGTAAGATAACAGAGCTTACTTTAAATGATATTAACAATATTTCGCTTGAAGACCTAATTGCCCTTAAATTAGAATTATCAACAAGGTATACTTATGGAAAGTTCTTTGGAATGCCTCTTTGGAGGATTACTAGACATACAGTTACAGATGCTCTTTTGAAAACTGCACTAAGTATAGCAAGGACTAAAAAAGAAGCAGCTAGATTTCTGGGTGTTGATTATATGGACTTTAATAGGTATATTAAGAAATATAAAACTATTTCTTTTTTCGAATATGGGGGCGAAACGGTTTCGACAGAGAAAGAATAAAATAAACGTGCAAGACTGTGTGAGTATCACAGTAAAAATATTCAAACTTTATAAAAGCCAACGACAACGTTGAATTTAATTACGCCTTAGCTGCGTAATTTGGAGTTGCTAGCACTTTATTAAAGAAGCTAGACGGTTTTCTAATTTTTCGGTTACAAAATTGGTGGTACGCGCATAGTAGGGTTTGAGTTTGTCAGAGTTCACATAACTGACTAATCTTGTGAATGACGTTATTTTTGATATTTTTTGGACCTGGGTTCGACTCCCAGCGCCTCCACCTGCACATAAGGAGCTTAAACATGTCAGAGAAAACTTGGACAACTTGTGGTTATTTTAAAGAATTTAACAACGCAAAAGAAAAAATTAATGAGTTGGGTGAAGAGTATGAATTATATAAGATAAAGAGAGTTAGAGAGCGAACTAAAGAAGGAATGTTTAAACTTAAAGCGTGGAAACAACCTCAAGAGCAGCCGAAGGGCAAGAAAAAGAAGAAAAATGCAAACAAAGACCATGACAACTAGATTTACTTTCGATGCTCATGGCAAAAGAGTATATATAGGCGCCAAAGTCTATTATAGAAATAAGCAGTGGCTCTTAGAGGATATTGAATACCTCAGCTGGGGTCCGAATCAATATCTTACATTACGAGATCTAAATAATAAAAATAAAAAATTAAATTTTATTTTGCCTAGCAACGTGACGATTGGAAAATAATGAGAAAAAAAGATACTTCAGAAATGGATTATGCTTGCATATTTTCTAATTTTAGTATATACTCAAAGCGCTATATGGCACTAAGCTTCTATATTCATTAAATTCTCTCACATGTGGTGTTAAGTGCTCAATCAATCCTTTACGTATAAACTGCATTAAACTATCATACCTTACCGAAACGACGACACTGTGCATATCACGATATACTGAATGTAACAAGCCAATTAATTCGCCTTCTTCATTCAATATCATTGAACCACTAGAGCCAGGACCAGCTTCAAAAGTATAAAAACCGTTAAATCCACGTTCCCCTATATATCTTCCTTCAAATATAGGCACAACATTTGGATGGCGAATTCCATATGGAGATGCAATATTATATATTTTATCTCCTTCGACCGGTGGCTTGGCAGCCAATTTTACTTCTTCTACGTGATCAACTAAATCTTCAGCAAACATCATGCATGCATCGATTTCGCGATCAATTTGAAGCACTTTAGCCTCATAATACCTACCTTCTAAAGTTTGCACCTTAAGATGATCGATAGCTTGTACACCCGGCAGCAATTCCGCAGTGTTTGTAGCGCAGACGTGGGCTGCAGTCATTATAAAAGAACCTTTGTGCGTTACTTTTAAAACAAATCCGGAGCCAGCAGCTGCTATACTTCCAGTCTGGCATGAGGTTTCTGTACACCTTCGTAAACTGACAACTTTCTTTATATAAACGTATCCCTTTCTAGGCAATATTTCACTAACAGATAGGCTTTTAGTGGCAGAAGCGCAAGAAAGCATAGATATCACAATAGTAACAAGGCTAATAATTCTAATCATTGGTTTGTAGTCTCCCTATAGTAAATAAGAGTTAAAAACGTTTGGTGCCCTAAACTTAAATAAAAATATCTAACTATTTATATAAGTTGGGAAATATTTCCCCATTATAGCGAGGTTCTTATGGCAAAAAAAATATATGTTTTAGACACCAGCGCCTGTTTAACTGACGCTGCCTGCATTCGTTCTTTTACCAATAACGATATTGTCCTTCCTTTAAAAGTTCTTGAAGAAATAGATAACCATAAAAAACGTCAAGATAGCGTCGGGGCGAATGCCCGAGAAATGATTCGTAGGCTTGATGCTTTACGTGAGAATGGAAGTCTATACAAAGGAGTAAGATTATCGAAGGGAAAAGGTATAGTGTATGTTAAATTGTGCAAAAAAGATAATTTACCTGAAGACCTAGATCTAAGCATACCTGATAATGAAATTATAGGAGTTGCACTAAATCAGCAAAATGAACATCCGAAACGCAAAGTCATCGTAGTAACGCGAGATATTAACATGCGCGTTAAATGCGATGCGCTAGGGTTAATAACTGAGGATTATCAGTCCAATCAAGCTGTAGCGAATACGAGTAGTATATATACTGGCTTTACTGAACACTTAGTTGATGATCCAGTACTGGATATGTTTTATTCAGCTGAAGAGGTTTTTATAGAAAAAGGAGAATGCCTTTTAATGCCTAATCAGTTTGTAATGCTAGTTTCAAACCAGAATGAAAAGAAAACTGCTATAGCTAAATTTTTATCTCATGACCAATCACTTAAAAAAATCAATAGCGCTAGCAAAAAAGGAATATGGGGCGTTAAACCACGCAATAAAGAGCAGATATTTGCTTTAGATCTGTTAAACGACAACGCTATTGAAATGGTAACGTTAGTAGGCAAGGCTGGATGTGGTAAAACGTTATTGGCTATAGCGGCGGGACTGCAACAGGTTATGGAAACCAAGGGATACAACAAATTAGTAATATCCCGACCCATCCAACCTATGGGCAGAGATATAGGTTTCCTCCCTGGCACAATGCAAGAAAAAATGGCGCCTTGGGTAGCACCTATCCAAGACAACTTACAATTTTTAATGGGGAATGACCGCGAAACACTAGAAATGTATATGGAAAACGGGACTATAGAAGTTGAAGCGCTTACTTACATACGTGGTCGATCTATTTCGAATGCATTTATTATTATAGATGAATCCCAAAACTTAACCGCTCATGAGCTTAAAACAATATTAACTCGTGTTGGAGAAAATACTAAAATTGTTTTCACCGGTGATATTGAGCAAATAGACAATGTTTATATTGATGAGACATCCAATGGTCTAACTCACGCAGTAGAAAAATTTAAATCGTATGGTCTGTCAGGTCATATTACCTTGGTTAAGGGGGAAAGATCAAAGATCGCCACCCTAGCTTCAAAAATTCTTTAAAATTAAATATTCAAAATGTTATATTAAACACTCTAGGAGGAAAATACAGATGAATGAAGAAGATAACAATCCAGATCTGTTTAAAGTTGTAACTACTGATAACAAACTTAAAAGCCTATTAATTGAGTATGTTGGTGAACAATTACAACCTGAAAATAATGAAGTTACCGTTGAGATGGTAATTGAAGTGGTGGCTAAAGAATTTCCGGAGCTAATATTAGTTATTGCAGAAGAAAATTTTGTTCGTGGATACCAACAGGCTGCAACGGATATTAAAGAATTTGAAATAGAGTATAATGGAGTCACCGGTGAAGAAGATGCATCTCAATGATGAAATATATACAAAACTCAGTGTTGAGTTTCAATGAATCGAAAAAAGAATATAATGTATTAGGAATTCCAGTTTATCTGTTGGTTCCTTTCACGAAAAAAATTAATTTTAATTTAGTATTGCAACAAGTCGAAAAATTAATACCTAGGCATCTTTTACGGAATGTTGAGATAATCTACGTAGCTAATATTAAAGATTTTAATAAAGACAATAGCGAGTTTAACGCGCTATATAAGGATGGCGCGATATATCTCTCTCCAGAACAAGACAACGAAAAAGATTTATTAGATGACATTATTCATGAAATAGCCCATTCGTTTGAAAAAGACTATCAAGAATTTATATTTGAGGATGGATCACTGGAGAGCGAGTTTCTTGGAAAAAGAAGAAAACTTTATTATTTGATTGACAAACCTACTGTTAATATGTTAGTATATAATAACCCAGAGTATGATGCTAGGTTTGATTATCACTTGTACAATGAGTTAGATTATGATTATTTACGCACTGTATCATCTCAATTGTTTTACTCTCCTTATGCTATTACATCATTGCGAGAATACTGGGCTAATGGATTTGAAAACTACTTATTAGGTGATAAACAAACGTTAAGGGATTTAAGCCCAATACTTTATAATAAAATTGAAACTATTATAGACAATAGTGAAGAAATTTAAAGGAGAACAACGAATATGAATATTAAAGTCAACAAACAAGGTTATAATTTATATGTTGAGGTTACGATGTCACCTAGGCAAGCTAGCCAACAAAAGAAACGTTGTGACGTCAGTACTGTATTAGATTGGCTAGAAACACACCACCTTGAATACAAAAAGGATATAGTGTCGACATTAAAGACACCCACTGGAGCTGTATCTAACTACTCTAGACGTCTTTCAGGGGAATGGGTATTTGAATTAAAACAGCCGCCTGTTCCAGTAGTTCCAGTAGTAGCGATTGTAGAAGAGGTATCTGCGCCTGTCGTGGCTGTAAAAAAGAAAACAACAAGATCGCGAAAACCAAGAAACCAAACAAAAACTACGACATTAGACGAGGAATAAATGTCTCATATATCTTTTTCGGAACTTAAAGAGTGGACCGTTTGTCCATGGAAACACAAGCTTAATTATATTGATAGGATAAAGCAATTTAAAGGCAATGAATATACTGCTTTTGGTTCAGCGCTACACACAGTGTGCGAGCATCTTGTACAGAATGACATACAAGATTATGATCCACATGCTAGCTTTCAAAAAGAATTCTTGCAAAACTTAAAAAGCCTCAAAGAAGCTGTGCCTGATATTGAGTTTAATTCTAAACTAGTTTCGGATATGAGATCTCAAGGTGATCACATAATTCAGTTTATTTTACCTTCTTTGGCAAAAACGTTTGGCAAATTTGAATTAGTAGAAGTTGAAGAAAAGCTGCATGAATCTATTCCCGATCAGGAGCAAAATTTTAAGGGTTTTATCGATCTTGTTATTTACACCCCCGAAGACAAAAAATACCATATAATAGATTGGAAGACTTGCTCTTGGGGCTGGGATAATCGTAAAAAAACAGAGAAAATGATTACATACCAGCTTACATTGTATAAACATTTTTGGTGTAAGAAGCATAACAAAGATTATGGTGAAGTGCTTACACATTTTGCTCTTCTTAAAAGAACAGCTAAGAAAAACAACGTTGAAATATTTAAAGTAACGAATGGTGCAAAAAAAATAGATAATGCCCTTAAATTATTAACCAAAGCGCTTTATAATATTAACAAAAGTATCAGCATCAAAAATAGACTATCATGCCATGGTAGATATGGCGCATGCGAATATTACAAAACAGAATTCTGTAAATAAGAGGTTTAAATGGAAAAGAAAATCAAAGTGCTAACCATTAGTGACATGCCTTTGTCGCCAAGTGGAGTAGGCACTCAAACTAAATATATGTGTGAAGCGCTTCTTCGAAGCGGCAACTTCCAAATTATGTCTTTAGGGGGTGCAATTAAGCACCCTAATTATAACCCTATCAAGACAGAGGAGTGGGGCGATGATTGGGTAATGTTTCCTGTTGATGGCTATGGAAACGCAGACACTATACGATCAATCTTGCGTCAACACAAACCAGATATTTTGTGGTTTATGACAGATCCTCGTTTTTGGGGCTGGCTGTGGGAAATGGAAAATGAAATTAGACCTCTGATCCCAATGGTTTATTATCATGTCTGGGACAATTACCCTTATCCAACTTATAATAAGGTGTTTTATGAATCTAATGATTTTATTGCAACCATTTCTAAAGTCACCGACGATATTGTAAAAACGGTAGCGCCCAGTGTTAAATCTCAATATATCCCTCATGCTGTTAACAGTGATGTTTTTCGTTGCTATGATGATGATGAGGTGTTAACAAACTTAAAAAAAGAAGTGTTTGGCGAATATTACGATCCCGATAAATTTATTTTCTTTTGGAACAATCGTAATGCACGCCGCAAGCAAAGTGGTTCATTGATATTCTGGTTTAACGACTTTCTAGAAAAGGTAGGAAAAGATAAAGCATGTTTAGTAATGCATACCGAAGTAAAAGATCAGAATGGTCAAGATTTACAAGCA